ATGTATCTGATGGTGTGGAAGCAGGAGATGTTGATAATTTTATTGATACCGGCTCATACATTTTCAATGCACTACTGAGTGGGTCAATCTATGGTGGATTGCCTGCAAACAAAATTACTGCTGTTGCTGGTGAATCTGCAACAGGTAAAACATTTTTTGTAATGGGAATGGTGAAGTCATTCTTGGATGCGAACCCAAATGCTGGTGTTCTATATTTCGAGAGTGAAAGTGCAATCACAAAACAAATGGTTATTGATAGAGGTATTGACCCAGAACGTATGGTCATCTTACCTGTAACAACTGTACAAGAGTTTAGAACACAATCGCTTCGTGTACTAGATGATTACTTACAACAGAACGAGGCAGACAGACAACCAATTATGTTATGTCTTGATTCACTTGGTATGTTATCAACTACTAAAGAAGTAGAGGATACTGCTGACGGTAAAGAAACCAGAGATATGACAAGAGCACAAGTTCTCAAGGCTGCATTTAGAGTGTTGACTTTGAAACTTGGTAAAGCAAAAGTACCAATGATTGTGACCAACCATACATATGACGTTGTGGGTTCTATGTTCCCAACAAAAGAAATGGGTGGTGGTTCTGGTCTGAAGTATGCCGCATCTTCAATTGTTTATCTTTCCAAGAAGAAAGAGAAAGATGGTACAGAGGTTGTCGGTAATATTATTCACTGTAAAAATCATAAGTCACGTTTGACTATCGAAAATAAGATGGTCGATGTGCGTCTGATGTATGAACGTGGATTAGATAGATACTACGGTCTACTTGAACTTGCTCTCAAAGCAGGTATCTTCAAGTCAATTTCCACTCGCATTGAACTGCCAGATGGTACAAAAACATTTGGTAAGACAATCAATAATGACCCAGAAAAGTTTTTTACTGAGGATGTGATGCGTCAACTTGACGAATTTGCTCAGAAAGAATTCAAGTATGGACAAAAACCAGTGGAAGTTGAAGAAGATGCAGTTCAAGAATCTGAATGAAAACTATATTCGTGTTTATGATGATGTGATTCCACAACTCATGTGTGACCACATGATTGAGGAGTTTGAAAAGAACGAAGACCAGTTTGATAAACAAACACTAAAGGGTCATCGTTCTTTTACTCAAATTACATTACAGCAGTATAAAAACTGGAAACCTTATCAAGATAACTTGCAGTATGCTTTCAATAGTTGTATTGACAAATATATGGAAGACTGTGATATCACTAATAAGATGTTTCCAGAACAATATGCATATGAAATGTATCGCATGAAAAGATACGAACCAAATGGTGTTGATGAATTTCATGACCATGTAGACGTAGGAAACTATGCCTCTGCAAAACGGTTCTTGGTATTTTTTTTATACCTTAACGAACCAGAAGGTGGTGAGACAGAGTTTCCTCAAAGAGATATTTCTGTGACACCCAAAGCAGGACGGATGCTAATGTTTCCACCAATGTGGACACATCTTCATGCTGGAAGAAAAGTAACAGGTGACGAATCCAAATATATAATTGGCAGTTACCTTCATTATGTTTAGGAGAAATTATGGTAAAGGGTAAAGTAGTATCACTAGTAACACTTGCTGGTGAATATATCGGAAAGTTTATTGATGATGCAAATAGGAATGTTATTCTGGAAAATCCAAGAATGTTAGTAAACACCCCAGACGGTAAAGTTGGTTTTGCAAGGGGTATCTGTATGACAGGTACAGAAAATCCAAAACAAGGAATGTTTTATGCTGGTGGAGTTGTTATCGTAACAGAAACAAATCCAGAGTTTGCAGCCGCATACACAGAAGCGGTAACAGGTCTTGCAGTTCCAACAGGTAAGGTCATTATCTAATGAAAGACATGAGCGAATACTTTAAATACGTCACAAACAAAGATGAAAAGTGGACAGGTATTGGACTGACTGAGAAGGCAGGAAAGTATCAAGGTGTTGTGTATCGCTATGGTAAAATAACAGTAGATGAAGATAAAGAAAAAGATTTTGCCACTTTACATTTTGAGTGGGATATGTTAGATTCTAATGACTTACCAAAAGACTTTTTTGGTGATGATTTTTTTGAACTTGCTGGAGATATTCTTCAGTATATTATTATGGAACAACTAGACGAGGGCAGTTTACAATATGTCAATGCAGACGATAGAGAGAACTACACTAACTAATCTGATTTGGGATGAGGATTACGCAAGAAAAGTAATTCCATTTATCAAACCAGAATATTATGCAGATAAGAATGAACGTGTAATCTTTGAAGAGATTACGAAGTTCACTGAAAAGTACAATGCAATTCCTACACAGGAAGCTCTCACTATCGAACTCGACAATCGAAAGGATGTCAATGATGATGAGTATAAAAAGATTGTGGATATTATTAGTTCACTTCAAAAAACAGATGTTGACACTCAATGGTTACTCGACACCACAGAAAAGTTCTGTAAGGACAAAGCCATCTACAATGCGGTTGTTGAAGGAATAGGAATTATTGATGGAAAGGATAAGGAGAGAACACCAGAAGCAATCCCATCCATTCTATCTGAAGCACTTGCAGTATCATTTGATACTAACATTGGTCACGACTATGTTGAGGATGGTTCAGACCGTTTCGACTTCTATCATAAGAAAGAAGAGAAGATTGCGTTTGACCTAGATTACTTCAACAAGATTACTAAAGGTGGATTACCACAAAAGACATTGAATATCGCACTTGCTGGAACTGGTGTTGGTAAGTCGTTGTTCATGTGTCACGTTGCTGCGTCAACACTCATGCAAGGTAAAAATGTTTTATACATCACAATGGAGATGGCAGAGGAACGTATTGCAGAACGTATTGATGCGAATCTAATGAATATAACTATGGATGACTTGCATTCTCTTCCAAAGAAGATGTTTGAGACACAGTTATCCAAGATACAAAAAAAGACAAACGGAAAGTTGATTATTAAGGAATACCCAACTGCATCAGCACACGTTGGACATTTCAGAAGTCTTATTAAGGAACTCGCATTGAAGCGTAGTTTCAGACCAGATATTATTTTTATTGATTATCTAAATATATGTGCATCTTCACGATTCAAAGGAAATGCAAATGTAGGTTCTTACTTCTATATCAAGTCGATTGCAGAAGAACTAAGAGGACTTGCGGTGGAAAGTAATGTACCTATTATGTCTGCAACCCAGACAACAAGAACAGGTTTTACTTCCACAGACATTGGACTAGAAGACACTTCAGAAAGTTTTGGTCTGCCCGCAACGGCTGACCTTATGTTTGCACTCATCTCGACAGAGGAACTAGAAGACCTCAATCAGATTGTAGTCAAACAGTTGAAGAACCGATACAATGACCCTACCATGAATAAGAGATTTGTATTGGGAATAGACAGAGCAAAGATGCGTCTGTATGATTGTGAACAAGAAGCACAGTCAGATTTAGTTGATAGTGGACAAGATGAAAATGTATTCGATAACACACCGTTTGCTGGAAAGAGCAAAACGTATGAAAAATTCTCTGACCTCAAGGTATAGAAAGAAGGAACAAGTAAAGTACTTCACTGATGTAAACCTTGAGACAAAACTATGGGAAGTTATCGAACTTCCATCACGAAGAGTCGTGCAAGATTTTCAATTTGAGGAAGATGCATCAAGGGTTTGTCATTCGTTGAATAAGAACAAACCATTTGGGGAACATCCTATGCCTGCATTTTTGACAATGCGAGGTTGACAATCATACCCAAATCACTTATAATATAAATAGAAGTGTAATTTATATGGAGTGATTGAAATGAAGAGTTTTACTCAATTTGTAGTATCTGAAGCAGTAACACAAGGTGCTACAAATACAGAGATGGCAATCTGCTATCAGTACAACTTTAAAAGAACAAAAGACCAGAGTAAAGCCTTGTCTGATTCTGGTATTTCTGAAAAAGACTTTAAAAAATTAACACCAGACCTTATGAGTATTGGTGAAAAAGTCGCATCTCAAATGGGCGACAGAGGCCCATTGTTAATTCATTCTGGGTCTGCAACTGCATCTAAAAATTATTACGAAGGTGCATCCGACAAAACACCAAAGGCAGACTTCTTTGGTAATTCCCAAAATTACATATCACTCAAAAAAGCAGGAACAAGTGGGTCTGACGCACAGTTGATGAGTGCTAAATCTGCTGAAGCATCTGGTGTAGTTAAAGCAGCAGTTGGTCATTTGGAAAGTGTTAGTAAAACATCTGTTTCCAAAAACAAAGATTTTAAAAACGCAATCAGTATTCTTGAAAACGAAATGAAAGCAACTGCCAGAAATGATTTGAATATTGAAGTTGGTAAGGGAAAGGTTAGTTTTGAGAAGTGGTACACAACGTCAAGTTCTAGAAAAGATGAAGTTTCTAAAAAAGAGAGAAATGCAAAGAAAGTTGAAAAACACCTAAAAGCAGAATTATCTTTATTGGGTGCAACTAGAGCATCCAAGGGTGCAGAAAAGAATCTTATACAGGGT